GCCTGGTTTACACGATTGACTTCCGTCCGTTTCTCAAGTGCAAATCCGTTTTTGATTTCATCCATAAAGGCCTTGTTGACCTCTTCGTCAGAATAAGTAGGAGCTTTTGTGATTATTTCCATTGTTTAAAATTAAAGGTAAAAAGGGAGCCAGACAATATAAATCTGGCTCCCCGAAATTTCAGCAAGGATTACTGAGTGATCTTACCGTGAGCCTGCGGGTGGTATACGCCGAGGGTCAATGTGCAATCGCAGAATCCACGCTCGCCTCCACCTTCGTTAGGCAGACGAGTTGAACCCATAGGGATCAGTTCGTGCACGCCGTAGTACTCAGGGTTAATGAGGTAGCCGTCATTGAAGTCAGTACCGCCAGCAATAGTTGCAGGAGCAGTGTCTGGGTTCATATTGACGATGGACACGATGCCGTGGTCACTTTGGTAAAGCTCGACAGAGAGTTTAATCTCAGCCTTGTTACCGTCGTAGTTGACGCTACGGATGTTTTCAGTAGCTCCAGCAGATACACGAGCGAAGTCAGCAATAGTGCGACGAAGGCCAGTGTCAGCAACAAGCATAAGGTTATTCGAGCTGCCAGTCTTGCGGTAGATCGAAGAGATCATGTCGTTAAGAGCTTCTTCACCGAAGGCACCTTGTGTGCTGATGTCATAGATCGAAGCAGCAGGAGTGCGGAAGTTAGCAGGAACGTCAGCGGGACCAGCAGAGTCGATCCAGTCACCAAGACCACGAAGGCCGTAAGGTGTACCAGCACCGTCTTCTACGCTGCGGTCTTGTGTACCGATCAGTGTAGCTTCGATGTCACGCTTGAGTTCACGGATAGCTTTTGCTTCAGCTTGTGCAACCTTAGCTGGGCCTACGCTGTCAACAGCTTCTTGAAGGTCAGAAACCTTGAAGTTGCGGCGGAACTTTTGTACGTAGTTACCAAGGCGAGCACGGCCAGCGAACTGGTCAGTGAAAGAAGATACGTCTGCACCTTCGTCTACACCTGCAGTGCTAGGAGCAGCAAGTACGTCTACAGTCCACTCAGTGAATGTAGCACTTGACTTCTGTTTAGAAGCAGATGAAAGGACAGGAGTTTCTTCGGGAGCCAAGATGGTAAGTACATCTGTGAGGTCTTCACGATTAGAAACAGCGGAACCAGGATTAGTGGTGTCGAATGTATTTGAGAATGCCATAATATTTTATAATTTAATTAGATTATCTATTTTGTAGTTGAAGGGTTCTGAGAGTAATGAAGTCACTCTTGTTTCCTGATTGCTTAAACTGAGTACTCAAGTTCTTGATTGATTTACTTGCACGACTTGCAGGCTTTTCTGAGCTTGCTGCACTAGGGGTAGAAGTATTGGAAGCGTTAAGTCGTACTTTAGGCTTTGCGCTTTTTACTTCTTTTCGCCCGTAGATACTGTTAGCTGCGTGCGCTAGTAGATATGGCATCTGAGCCTTAACGTCAGCGGGAAGGCTAGTCATTAATGTTTCGACCCTGGGGTCGCTCATAATGGCCTGGTATTCACGCCGTGTATCGTTGTCTTCACCTGTCATCCAAGGTAACTCAGCTTCAGCCTGAGCACTGAGGTGCTCCTGCATTTGTTTGCTTTGTTCAATCTTTTGGATTTCCTCCAGGCGAGCAGGAAGGAATTTGTCACGGGCTTTACGTGCCTGCAATAAAGCATTGCGGACATCGGCCTTAGTCATCTCCTTGCCTTCGACTTCTGTGACTACATCATCAGCTTCATATCCATCTGCATTGAACATAATGTCCTCTGCCCATTCAATAACGTTACTAGCATCCGTTGCCTTAGCTTGTAGATCCTCAAGGGTGTCTACGCTGTCGAACGGATTGTTCTTAACTTCTTGTTTGGGTTGCAGTGGATTGCTTTGCTCGGCAGAAAGTTTAGCTTCAATTTGTTGTAGCTTTTCTTCTGCTGCCTTACGTTTAGCTGTGAGTTCTCCAAAGCGGGCTACTGCACGGCTGCCTAGCTTGTCAGCTAGTTCCCGCAGTTCCTCTTCGGACATATCATCTAAATCAATCTGAGAAAGAACTTGCTCGTCTGATTCAGCTTCGGACTCTTCGTCTTCAGTACTCTCGTCTGATTCCTCAGTGTCTTCTACTTCTTCAGTAGCAATTTCGTCGGCTACCTCTTCCTCAACTTCAGGAGCTTCTTGCTCCTCTGGTTCAGGGGTTGGCTGCCCTAAGCGTTGGATCGCAAAATCTTCCGCTGTTATATTTGTCTTTTCCGCTGTAGAGTTTTCGGGTTCAGCGTTTCCCGTTGTGACTTCGTTGTTCATATAATTCCACTCTTCAACGCCGAGCGACAGCTATGTTGTGCATTATAGCACACGAAATGCGTGCTATGAAATTATTCGGCAACCGAAGGCTGCCCCCAAGTAGACATTGTCAGGATCTGATCGTAACTAAGGATACGCCCTGATAGCTGCTGGATCTTGTCAGTTGGAGCATCGTGCATTTCTCCGATGCACTCCTCCCTCAAGTCATTGATTAACTCAATGAATCGCTGGAACTGATCGTGCCGCTGCAGGTGCTCTATGTCTTGTTCGATTGTTGGCTTTTCCATATTATTTATTTTTTGAAAGATATTCCTTTAAAGCTTGTTTCTGCTCAGGTGTAGCTTTTGCACTGGAGTCACCGCTGTAAACTCTAGCAAGAATAGTTTGTTTCATTGCTGTTGGATTATCTGCGTATTCCGTTCCTTCAAAGAATTTAACTTGATCGGGTGTAACTTCAAACTCTGGAACAAACTCATCTTGTCGCATCTTCAAGCGAATAGCTTCATTCTCTGCTACTGCTCCTAGTTGTTTCTTTGATAAAGAGCTGTAAGGGTTGAGGATAATGGTATTGTCCTCCGCTGCCATACCAGCTACTTCGGGTCTATCCGAAAAAAATTGATCCTCTCCAGGATATAACTTTTCACGAATAGGAAACCCAAAGAGCTTATCGGATGCCCGTTTATTTGCGTATTCTCCTGGGGTCATATTAGTATTGAGGCATTGCTTGAGTTTGTACTTCCCCCATCTGCGCAGGGGTAGTACCTATACGACCAATCTCAGCGTTCTGCATTTGTTGCATCTGGAACTGATACTGACCTGCGTACTTCTGTAGGCGTTCAGCGAAGGCTTCGTCTTCCTGTAACTTCTGCTGAATGTCAGGCTGTTGTCCGTACTGCTGTAGTACCTGCATAGCAATCTGACCACCGCTTGCACGGGCTGGCATTTCAATGCCTGCATAGATCTTAGTCAGGTCATCAGTTACATCTTTGACTACCTGCTGCTGCGCATCCTCTACAGGTGTAAGAACGGAGTCAGCTAGAATTGGATCAACACTGCTTGCCATCACTGCAAGTAGTTTGTCAACGTCTATACGGCCATTGCGGTCCAACTGGATAAGTTGCGTCATCTGAGCTAGTTTAACTTCCTGGGACTTAGGATCCGTGTTTAATACATCGTAGTTAATAGTAATATCAAAGTCTGCGTCAGGGTCACCTCGGTCCATTACTTGTGGGTCAGGTATTCCAGTTACACGGAAGAATATTTCGTCTGGTCCAAAGCGTTGGAAGCAACGGTACGCCATACGCATAACCTCTGCATTGTGCTGCAGGAACTTGTCCACTAGGAACTGCTTACGTACACTAGAGATTTGAGAGTTTTCATCTAGTCCTACTAGGCGGTCCGCTAAACTTTCTAAGGTTTCCTCGATTTCAATAGAACCAACAGGCGCAGGGGGGACAGGAGCAAAGTCCAAGTCACCCTTGCGGCGATAAGGAATCATACGACCTGGACCCCAGTCGCTAGGCGCCTGCCCTACTGGGTGCAGGATAGGTGGTAAAGTAGCTAGGCTATTGCGGTCAATGCGAGAGTCCCGCTCTACCTTTACTTGATTCTGGATGCCACGTAGCAAGTCAGGCAATGTAGTAGTATCGTACAGACGCTTGCTGTCTTCAGACAACTTAGTGACTACAACAGGGTAGTCCTCGTAGCCGTTGAGGAGTTCACGCTTTGCAAACGCTGGTGCCTCTCCGTTACCTCCGTCGTATTCCTTGTGCAATACTGTGCAGTAAATACCTTCTGCTCCATCTTCAGGGTCGACCAGCCGTTGGTACGCATACACGATTTCTATTAGTTCATTTGCTTCGTAAGCGTTATCGGTCAAGCTAATACTACGGCGGCCTTCCTGTTCTCTTTCAATGCTA